TGCAACAGCAATCGCTGGTGGTACAAACAGAACCTATACAGAGGCATTATTAAAAGCTGGTCTTTTACAGTCTTTCTCTTTAGGTGGAGAACCTGAGACAGTTTTAATGTCTCCATCACACAAGCAATTAGCTTCTGCTTTTGCTGGGGTGGCTACGAAATACAAAGATGCGAGTGACAGAGTATCAATCGGCACTACTGACATTTATGTATCTGATTTCGGTGAAGTAGCTTTTGTTCCTGATCGTTTCCAAAACGCAAACAGAGTTGATATCCTACAAATGGATATGTGGTCAGTGGATTTCCTAAGACCATTCCAAACTACTGATCTTGCAAAGACTGGTGACTCAGACAAGAAACTATTATTAGCAGAGTGGACTTTAACAGCTAAAGCTCCTAATGCTAACTATGGAATATTTAACTTAACTGCATAATTGTAGATAAAGGATTGGGAGGGTTTTAATGCCCTCCCTTTTTTATAGAAAGGAAAACATGGCAATTTTTACAAACAAAAAACATTCTTCTAAGTTATTTAAGGTTGTTTCTAATGCAAAAAAATCCGATTCCTCAACATCAAGAGGTGGAGCAAAAAAACAATCTAAACAAACTTCAATGGGTGACAGAAAATATGATCCAATGTTAAGCATAACAGGAAATCAAGGACTTGAAGTTAAAGGCACTATTGACATGATGATAGCAAAAGCAATCAAGTAACATGGCAAAAAAATTCTCTCTTAATGATCCTAATGATGGATCAACAGTCAAAACAAATTTAATTGTAGATGAGGCAGAGAATAAATTTCATATTGAAAACTATCAAGATAATGTATCTGTTAAAGAAATATTAGATGCTAATAAAGTAGCACAAAATGAAGGTGCTTATAAATCTAAAGTTATGGAGCATGAAAAAGGTTATCGTGTTGCAAGACTACCAAACATTGTCGTACATCAATTAGCGAAAAGAGGAATTTTAAATTATGCTGGGAAAGTCTTAGATAAACCAAGATTTTTTAAATGGTTAAACGACTCTGATAACAGACATTTTAGAATATATACAGGTAACTTATAATGGCATTAGACACATACTCCAATCTCAAAACTACTATTGCAAACTACCTTAATAGAAGTGATCTCACTGCATACTTAGGTGATTTTATCACTTTAACTGAGGCTAGACTTAATAGAGAGTTACGAGTAAGAGAAATGGTAAACACTGATACATCAATCACAACTGTTGCTGGTACACAAAGTTATGCTCTGCCTACAGGTTATCTTGAAGCAACAACAGTTATTTATCAAAGTAATCCCTATTGCACATTAAGATTTATAAACAACAGTGATTTTTACAACAAGTATAATGTCAGTCAAAGTAGAGGCAAACCTACATATTTTACTATTGTCGGTACAAATATTCTTTTAGGTGTTGCACCTGACTCAGCAACAACATTACAAATTAATTATTATAAAAATATAACTTCGTTATCAGACAGTAATACAACAAATACAATATTAACAAATTATCCTGAATTGTACTTATATGGTTCACTAGCAGAGTCTGCACCATTTATTATGCAAGACGAAAGGATAAATACTTGGGCAACTCTGTATAAAGAAGCATTGAAAAATGCTAACGAAACTTCTTCAAGAGGATCAACTACATCTTCTCCTTTACAGATGTCCACACCACAGGTGGTATAGATGATTGAGTTTGGCGATTTACAAGCTGACTTACCTACTTACGAGAACTCAGGTGCTTTAGTAGTTGATAATGTCTTGCCTTTAGCAAAAGGCTATAAAAGCCTAGCTGGTTTTCAGGCATTAAGTGGTACAGGATTAACAGGTAGTGCGTTAGGTTTATTTACAAGTTTCAGTGCTGGTGGTTCTACGAATTATGCTGGTGATGCTACAAAATTATATCAGATGGACTCCTCTCTAGTCTTTCAAGATAAAAGTAAAGCTGGTGGTTATAACAACTCTACTACAGAAAACGCTAGAGACTTTTGGGCTTTTACACAGTTTGGCTCAAACATTATTGCTACAAACTTTGCAGATAATATACAAAAGTTTGAAGAAGGTGTAGATAGTGCCTTTAGTGATCTTGTATCATTAAAAGCTAAATACATCGCAGTGATTAGAGACTTTGTAGTAGCTGGATATACAACAGAAAGCTCTACAACCTATAACCAACGAGTAAAGTGGTCAGGTATCAATGATAGTTCTACATGGACACCTAGCCAAGCAACACAATCTGGCTTCCAAGATATCGTAGGATCACATGGTAATATTCAAGCCATTGTAGGTGGTGAGAGTGCTGGTGTGATCTTTATGGAGAAAGCTATCTACAGAATGGAATATGTAGGTACTCCGTTAATCTTTCAGTTTAATAAAATTGCAGACAACATTGGAGCATTTGCACCTAAGTCTGTTGCTTCTTACGGAAACATGGTTTTCTTTTTAGCACAAGATGGTTTTTACAAACTCACTGGTGGACAGCAACTAACACCCATTGGAAATGGTAAAGTTGATAACTTCTTTTTTGATGACTTGTCATCTAACCTAGATGGTATTTCTTCTGCTGTCGATCCTAACAATAGTATTGTTGTATGGTCGTATCGTGGATCAGGAGCAACTGGAACTACGAATAATAAATTATTAATTTACAACTATGCTGTTGATAAATGGAGTACAGGTAGCGGACAAGACTTACAATTTATTGCTAGTGCCTCACAAGAAGCATTTAACACTTTAGAAAGTTTAGATGTGTTAGGGGATTTAGATAATTTACCACGATCTCTTGACTCTTACTTTTATAGAGAAGGCGTTGTTGGTCTAGCTGGTTTTAACTCTGCTAACAAGTTTGGTAAGTTTATTGCTAACAGTTTATCTGCAACAATAGACACTACAGAGTTTGAAGGTGCAGAGGGTAAACGATCAACACTAATTAATTGCAGACCGATTGTTGATGGAACAACAAACACATCTGTAACTATCACACCTATTACGAGGCAATCACAACTTGACACCACAACAACTGGCACTGCTACTAGCACTAATGATACTGGCACTTGTCCTTTACGGAGTACATCTCGATATCATCGCATTAGGGTAAATGTGACAGGTAACTTTAACACTTTGTCAGGTGTAGATATAGAAGCGAGACCTGAAGGTGGCAGATAATCAGTTTCCTCAAGTACCTTTATCCATACCAGATACAGGACAACATTTACGATTAGTTTCGACATCATTGAACAATACAATCAATGGTAAACTTAACAGCACTGGAACAATTACACTAACCGCTAGTGCTACATCAACAACCCTTACAGACGCAAGAATAGGTGGAAACTCAGTTATTTTGTTTATGCCTACTACTGCAAATGCAAGGACAGCTCTTGGTAGTTTACATGTTTCTGCTAGAGCCAATGGAAATGCCACACTAACTCATGCAAGTTCAGGAAACACAGACCAAAACTTATCATACTGTGTCATTGGATAATGTCGTCACTAGAGTACCTAGTGAAGATGTTGAATTTATATGGAGTCAAGTAGCTCCATTATTAGAAAAAGCATTAGACGAAACTTATAGTATTCAAGACATACTGTACGGAATAGCTAATGATCGTATGCAACTATTTATTAGTTGGAACAATAACAGAGTCGAGAGTGCTGTTGTAACCGAAATAGCACAATACCCTCAGTCAAAAGTATTACGATACTTTCTCGCTGGAGGTACAAATCTAGAAAACTGGTTAGAAAGAATACAAAAAGTAATAGAAAAATTTGCAAAGCAAGAAAACTGTACTCAACTTGAAGTCGCTGGACGTAAAGGTTGGGTTAGAAAATTGAAAGGATTTAGTGTCAAAGCATACTTACTAAATAAGGAAATATAAAATGTCAAAAGGATCATCACCATCATCAGTCGTATCAAGTTCTGCATCACAAGAACCATCAGAATTTATTAGACCATATCTAACTCAAGCTATCGATTATAGCCAAGACTTATTTGAGTCATCTATGCCTAACTATTTTCCTAATGCTACTTATACAGGTTTTTCACCTGAAACAGAAACAGCATTAGATTTAGCCACAGCTAGAGCAACAGCAGGAAATCCATTATTAAATCAATCACAAACAGAAGCTAGTGGTATTTTATCAGGTGATTATTTAAGTCCTACATCTAACCCTTACACACAAGCATTGTATAATCAAATGGCAGATGATGTGACAACTAAAGTTAATTCACAATTTACAAAAGCAGGTAGATTTGGTTCAGGTGCAAATCAAGAAATCTTAACAAGAGAATTAGGTGATCTTGCTAATCAAGTTTATGGAGATCAATATAATAGAGAAAGAGACATCATGGTCGATACCATGAGTACAGCACCTACTCTTGGAGAAATGGATTATAACGATATTCAAAAATTAGGATTAGTTGGATCTGAAAAAGAAAGTTTAGAACAAGCAAAGTTACAAGACGCTATTGCTAGATACGATTATGAGCAATTAAAACCATATCAAAAATTAGAAAATTATCTTGGTAATTTAGGTGCAAACTATGCAACAAATCAAATATCTACACAACCAGTATTTAGAGATCGTGCAGGTGGTTTACTAAGTGGTGCGATGGCAGGTATGAATATTGCTGGTAAATCAGGTGGTGTTATTAGTCCTATGATGGGTGCGATTGGTGGAGGATTACTAGGAGGATTCTTATAATGGTAGCTTTAGCATTAAGAAATAAAACAACTTATGGTAATCAAAATAATCAAGTTAAAAATCAAAATAGTAATTCCTTTTTAGATTTTTTTGATGCTAATCCAAACAAAGAGGGTTTTCAATTATTTAACTCTAATCCTACAAATAAAAATGCACAATCTGCACAAACAGTCATACAAACACCAACAGGTGTTATAAATCCTAATCAACAAGGTTTGCTTTCAAACGAAGAAATTGTAGAACAAAACACAGGTGGAATTTTAAGTCCATCCGCACCTGCAAAAGAAGGTGGATATACTTATAACTTTTCACAAAACAATCAAAGAACCTCGCCTTACTCTGTGTTTACTACCCCTCAAAATAATACAAATGCCAATGCAGGTGTTAATTCAAACTTTGTCAGACCAACCTTACCTGCTTCTGAGGGAAGTTATACTCATGGTTACGGATTAGGTACACCTACAACAGATACAAACAAAGATGGTACTCCTAAAAAGAAAAGTTTTATGGATATATTAAAAGATTTTACACAAACTGATTTTGCTCTTGATATGGCTATGAAAGGTTTAGAAGCATCTGCTCCTAAAGTTGGAACACCTACAAGTACAGGAAGAACATTGTTTGAGGCGTACAATTATGCAAAGGAACAAAAACAACAAAAAATTGATAATGAAATTAATAGACAAAAAGCAAAAACTGATAATTACAAAGAACCTGTTTTTAGAGGTTTAATAATTGACAAAAAAGGAAATGAATACGGATATTTTTCTTCAGGTGGTAGCACTTACGCAGAAGTTAATAAAAAAAGAGTAAATCTATCAGACCTGAAAAATGCTATTGGAGATTTTGAAATAAGAAATGTAGGGCAACAAACTATAGGTGTTGCTAATTTTGATTCATTTGCAACAATTGAACAAGATTTATTAGATTCTGAAAAAAGTTTACAAAGTTATCAAAGATATTTAGATTTACAAGAAGATACCAATACTGGTGTTGCTCGTTTAGCAAATCAATATTCTGCTATTTTCAAAACATTTTTTGGACAAGGATTAACCCCTGAAGAATTAGCAACAAAAGTAGCTAATGGAGAACTTCAAAGATTAATTGGAGCATCAAGAAAAAATATTGTTGGTGGTGGTGTTATGACTGAACAAGATGCTTTAAGAATAATTGATGCTTTGGGTGGTCAAATTGATTCTTTACAAGATCCACAAGCGGTTAAAAGAGCAATTTCTCAAATGTTTAAAGAAACTTACAAAGACTATGAAGTTAAATTAAAACAATACAATTATAATGTTGATAGAGAATATGGAAACACAGGCTATGAAAGAAAAAAACCTATCGAATTTACAAAAAATCAATTAGAAAATTTTTCAGGAGATGTAATTTATGATTTAGGTTTGGTAGATTTTGAAGCCATGAGTGACGAACAAATATTAGACATTATTCCTGAAAATTTAAATGATGAAGAATTAAAAATATATTTTGATGTACGAGAAGTAAGAGGTCTTATATAAAATGACAAGAGAGGAAATGTTAAAAAAATTAGAAGGTTATAAACTTTCTGAAGGATCAAATACAAATTTAAATATAAACAGTGCAGGTGAGTCATCTACAGCAGGAAACGTAACTAGAGCTGTTGCTCAAGGATTGACTTTTGGTTTTGCTGATGAAATAGAAGCTGTTTTCAAATCGATTGGTAAAGACAAAACTTACAAAGAGGCAGTCGATGAAGTTAGAGCAAAAGTAGATAAGTTTAGAAAGGACAACCCTGTATTAGCCTATGGTGCAGAAATAGCTGGATCAGTTCCAACTATGATAGCTGGTGGATTAGGTGTTAAAGCAGTTCAAGGAGCTGGAAAATTAGCAAAAGGTGCAACTACTGGAAGTAAAGTTGGTAGTGCTATGAAAACTGGTGCAATAAGTGGTGGTATCTATGGTGCAGGAGCAGGTGAAGGTGTTGAAGGTAAAGCCATTGGTGCTGTAGCAGGTGGTGCTATTGGTGGTATAACAGGTGGACTTACTGCAAAAATTTTACCTAAAACAACAGCAAAAGCAGAAGAACTAATGAAAAAAGATATTAGACTAACACAAGGTCAAGCATTTGGTGGTGAAGGTAATGTGATGGGTAATGTTATACAAAACCTAGAACAATCTACATCTTCTCTTGTTGGTGTTGGTAGTCCAATACAAACTGCAAAATTAAATTCCTTAGTTGATTTTAACAGAGCTGTAATAAAAGAAGCGTTAGAACCTGCATTGGGAAAAATGTCTAATAAACAGTTCAACTCTTTAATACCAAAAAATTTAAAAGGTAATGAGTTATTTCAATATGCAGACGATATTATGAAAAACTCTTACAATAAAGAATTAGCTAATGTGTCTTTAAATAGTGGTGCAGTCAATTCTTTAAAAAACACAATTACGCAATCTATTAGAACTTCTAACACAAGCACAGCTAATAAAAATAAAGTTTTAGCAGAAATTGGTAATCTTATAAAATCCAAAACTGAAAAAGGTGGAGGTATGAGTGGTATTGCTTTTAAAGAATTAGAAAGAGATTTATCAGCGTTATCAGCAAGTTATAAAAGATCACAAGGTGGAGATATTTTTCTAGCTAGATTAATTGACAATGCTAAAAAAAACGCAGGTAGTATTTTAAAAGCATTTAACCCTGAATCTAACCTTGCAAACATAAATAAATCACAAGTTGGTATGAGTGCTGTGCAAAAAGCAGTTAATAAAGCTAGTTCAACAGAAGGTATTTTTTCTACAGGACAATTTTTAAATGCTTTAAAACAAAACGATATGAGTATCGGAAAAAAATCTACAGCTAGAGGTGAAGGTTTTTTAAAAGATACTGCACAATTAGCAAATGAAGTTTTGGGAGGTGCTATTCCAGATAGTGGTACAGCTAGTCGATTGATTACAGGTAACATATCAGTTGATCCTATAAAAGCGTTAGCATACGCACCTGCTACAATAGCATCAGAAGTAGCTTATGGTTTTGGCAGACCTGCTGTGAGAGGTTTACTACAAGTTCCAAGAGTAGGAATGAACACTATAACACCAACAGCTTCAGGTTTACTAGGTGGAGCATCAGGAGATGCACTAAAGAATAGAGGAATATTAAGATGACAGTATCAAATTACAGCACAACAGCTAGTAGCAATACAGCTATTAATGGAGTTAATATCTCTGAGGGTATGTCTCCCTCTGACGTTAATAACGCTATTAGAGAACAACTCAAAGATGTCCGATCAGTATGGAACGACAAAGAATGGTTCTTATTAGGTGATGGCGATGGTACAACGACCTTTACTAGAGCTTCTGCATCATCAGTTACAGTCGCATCAGATATCACATCAACACATCATGTTGGTCGTAGAGTTAAGATAATTGGTAGTGCTACAGGTACAATTTTTGGTAAGATCGCAACAAGTTCTTTTTCCTCACCGAACACAACTTTAACTTTTACTTTTGATAGTGGTTCTCTTAACTCAGGTGATACCACAGTTGCAGTTTATGTCGGTTCGGTTTTTACAAATCCAGCTAATCCTGTTGTCGATGAAGATAACATGGCGAGTGATAGTGCTATTCTTCCTCCTTCACAACAATCCACAAAAGCATTTGTCACTTCAGGCACAGTCACCTTATCGAATAAGTCTATCTCGCTAGGTAGTAACACCCTTACAGGAACAACTGCCCAATTTAATACAGCATTATCTGATAATGACTTTGCCACATTAGCTGGATCTGAATCTCTTACAAACAAAACACTTACTAGCCCTGTTATTAACACAGCTATCAGTGGTACTGCATTTAAAGATGAAGATGATATGTCATCAGACAGTGCGACTGCTGTTGCTTCTCAACAATCAATTAAGGCTTATGTAGATCAACAAGTAGGATTATCTGACTTAGATATTAGTGATGGTTCTTCTACGATAGCGATAGACCTAGACTCTGAGACTTTAGGTTTACTAGGTGGTACAGGTATCGATAGCACAGCGTCAGGCAATAATGTTACTTTTGCTATAGACTCCACTGTAGCGACAAAGGCTGGAACAGAAACACTTACTAATAAAACTATTAGTGGTTCATCTAACACTTTATCAAACATAGCAAACTCTAGCCTCACTAACTCTACTGTGAGTTATGGTGGGGTATCTTTAGCTCTTGGTGGTACTGACGCAACTCCAGCTTTTGACTTACAAGACGCAACAAGTTATCCAGCTAGTGCTTTAACAGGAACTGTCTCTAACTCACAACTAGGTACAGGGATTGATGCTACAAAGATTGCAGATGGATCTGTAACAAGCACAGAGTTTCAATATATCAATACTCTATCTTCTAATGCTCAAACTCAATTAGATGCTAAAGTAGCAAAGGCTTCAAACTTATCAGACTTAGCTTCTGCTTCTACCTCAAGAACAAACTTAGGTCTTGGCACAATGGCAGTTCAAAACTCTGCTACTGTAAGTATTAGTGGTGGTAGTATTACAGGATTATCGACACCTTCTAATAACTCAGATGTAGCGATTAAGTCTTATGTTGATGATGCAGTTGCTGGTCTAAGAACAAGAACAATAGCTGAATGTGCAACCACAGCGAATGTTAATCTATCTAATGGATTAGAAGCTGGTGACACAATCGATGGTGTTACATTAGTTGCTGGTGATCGAGTCTTAGTTAAAGATCAATCTACAGCTACTGAGAATGGTTTATATATAGCAGTCTCAAGTGGTACTGCTTCGAGAGATCCTGAACACGATACAATCGCAGAGTTAAGTGGTGGTATGGTTGTTGTCAATCAAGGATCAACAAACGATAATAAAATATTTTTATGTACTACTGATAGTGATGGCTCACTAGGTTCTACAAACATTACCTATACTCAAGTCACCCCATCTAACACAGGTACAGTTACAAGCATTGGCTTAACACAGTCAGGCTCAGAATTTTCTATATCAGGATCACCAGTGACATCTGCTGGTAATATCACACTAGATGTAAACAGAATTAGTGCTACGAAGATTGGTGGCAACTCTAATGTTTCTGATACAGAATATGGGTTTCTCGATGGAGTAACCTCATCAATACAAACACAAATTAACAACAAAGCTGGTGCTGGTTTCGCAGTAGCGATGGCAATAGCTTTATAAGGAGAAACAATGGCTCAAGATTTTGAAAGATCATACGCTAGTTCGATTTCAAACTCATCAGGATCGCCAACAACATTGGTCACTTCAAACTCTGATGACGCATTGATTTCAATTAGATTAGTAAACAAACACACAGCATCAGTTAGTGTATCAGTTGTAATTGCATCAGGTGGAACAACCTACAATGTAATTAAAGATGCACCAGTTCCTGTCGGTGGCTCACTAGAGTTAATCGACTCAGGTTCTAAGATTGTAATTCAAACAGGCGATGTGGTGAAAGCATACGCAGATACAGCTAGTGCAGTTGATGTTCTTGTTAGTTATGTAGATAGCATTAGCACATAGGAGATAGAATGGCTTATATTGGAAATATACCAGCAGATAAATATCAAACTCTACAGAAACAGAGTTTTAGTACATCTGCTACTGATACCTATACGCTAAGTTATGCAGTAACAAATCCCCAAGATTTAGCTTTGTTCATTAATAATGTCAGGCAGAATCCTAATGATGCATATACTGTGTCGAACACAACGCTAACCCTGTCATCTTCAATTACTGGTTCAGATACCATGTATGCAATTTTTTTAGGCAAGAGTGTTGAAACTGTAGCACCAGCTATAGGCTCTGTTACTAACTCTATGTTAGCTGGTTCTATTGCTACTTCTAAGTTAGCTGACGGAAGTACCTTTGCTACTACTAATGGTAT